AGTTCGATTTGGTGGGCCACTGGTTATCGTGGCTTCGCTGGAACTCCAACGACAGGCGTTTATCCTGACCGCGTGGGCTCGAGAGAGACTATGTCGGACGTGGTAACTCCAGCCTACCGCAAACTGCAAGCGGAAGGTAGGATTGTCAATAATCCAATGAGCAAGACCGAGGTGATCACCTCCGGTGGCGACTCTGGTTGGAAGTTCACCGCACGTGTAATCGAGGGCAGCAATGTCACTGATTACTTCGGCGAGTGTACAGGCAACTGGTGTTTGGCCACTTACGGACCACCCGCTCAGCCAACGTCGGACGCTTCTTTAGTCCAACTATTAACTGATCTTGCTTCCACAAAGGCTTGGGCCGGCATTGAAGCCCCTGCTGTCCAAGGTCAGGTGATACTCGCAGAGCTGAAGAAAACCATCAGCATGCTTGTTAACCCCCTGGCCGGACTCACAGGCTTCATCAAGGACCGACGTAAGTGGGAAAAGTATCGCGGGCGAAAACCTCGCGGCTCTACCCGCAACCAGCAAGCACGAAACCGAACGGCCAGGGAATCCCTGGTCGACGGTGCCGCATCTGCTGCTGCCTCGTGGAATGAAGCTCGTTTCGGATGGCGTCCGTTTTTAATGGACATCGAGGCCATCCTGAAGCTGCTTCAACAAGGTGATTTCGGTGATAGAAAGGTCTCTCGCGCAAAGCAAGAGAGGGTCGTGGAAAGCACCCGTACCTACACCGGTCACAGCGAAGGGGTCGATATTGACTTCTCCGAGCAAACTACGAGTTACTACACGGTGAGAACTGGATTTTTTTACCAGTATCAAAACTCACCCTTACGTGACTTTGGATTCTCGTGGGCAGATTTGCCCTCGAGCGCTTGGGAATTGATCCCGTTTTCGTTCGTCGTTGATTGGTTCGTTAACGTCGGCGATTATATCCAGGCCATTACGCCAAAATATGGTACCACTATCCTTGCAGCATGGACCAAACTCGAGATTACTCACGAGGTTGAGCGTCATGCTGTTGCAGCAAGGTTACCGGTAGCTGGATGGGTGACGCAACGTCATCCGAATGGTGTTGATCGAGGTTTTTACTTGACCAAATCTCGGTCTCCTAGTGTCGCGCCTCCCACCCTTGCGGTGGAACTCGACATCGTCCATGCCCTCCGTAACAACAGGGGCTGGGACGCACTTGGTCTATTCACCTCTAACTTCCTCGGCGCCAAGTCAGCGCGTCGAAAGTTATACTAACCAAACGGAGAAATCCATGACAATCACTGTCAACACGAAGTCCTACTCTGAGGATGCTCAGATCAACCAGAATGCGGTCCGTTACGCTGGTCCTAATCAGACCTTTGCCGTTACCGATCGTATCGACCTGAAGCGTACCCCCCCGAAGGCGACTTCCCAGTCGCAGGGTGTGGCAAAATCGTCTCTTAAGACGTCTCGCGCGTTCCTCGTTGGCACGGAATACAAAACCGTGATCATCGAATCGAACGTGTCGATTCCTGTTGGCGTGGCCGCGGCCGATGCCCAAGCAGTAATTGACGACCACGAAGCCTTGATTGGCGGCGCGGTCGGTACTGCTGTGGCTATCAATCACGATCTGAAACATTAATCGTGAATGCCGTCCTAACCATCGTGGCTATGTTAGTTGCCTTGATGGTATTGCGCCCAGACTTGGGGCGTAACCACGCTTTGGAGGATTTCCGCAATGGAAACTCACAGGAAGCCGCGCGCAAAGCGCTGGCAACCACACCCGGTGGCCGTCGTGACGACGGCCATGCGGGGGATGCTGAACAAGCACCGCTACGGGGTGTTTCACCAGGACTACGACTTCCTCGACGGGGCTCTCCGAGCCCGGAATTGGAAGTCCCTGATGACTTGGGCTGACGCCCAAGACCCCCTGCCCCCGGACACAGAAGTAATTCCGGCTGATCACGCATACCTGGTCAGAAAGCAGTTTATCGCTCTCTTCAAGAAGTTTGAGTTTCTGCCGAAAGAATCTGGACTAAATCCGGAGGAAAAGGCGGTCTCCTCGTTTCTAGCAGCCGAA